TGTTCTGATTCCATGTGTATGTATCAGCTTTAAAGCTTCATCGGTTGAAACCGGAACTTCAGGGAAAAGGTTAAATCTTTCTCTCCACCAATCCCTTGCATTTTTTGCCGCATGTCCGCCATGTTCTAAACAAACAACCTCATTAAACATAAGCAAACCGCTAAAATACGACACTTTTATATAACATATTCCTTTGCTTTTTGATACCTCTTTTGTATATAAAACTCTATCAACATCGTACCATTCAATTATAGGCGGTTCATATTGCTTGATAATTGGAACAGTCGAAGCTGTTGCAACTAACTTTTCTCTTATTTCAAATTGAAGCCCACAATTGCAACAGGTTCTAGCTGATGCGTGATTATAAGCATTGCAACCTGGGCAAATCTTTATAGGTGCATCCCCTGAAGCTAATTCTGAACCACATTTGACACAAATTTTAGCGGCTTTAAGATTCTTTTCACCGCAACAATCACAAACCTTTCTTTTATTCTTAGGCTTTAATGGATCATTTATAGGTCCTAAACGTCTTGTATTACCGGCAAAATCAAGTACCAGACAGTTTTGTTTAGGACCGTTGGCAATTGCGTTTAAACGTCCTTCAAGGGTGCTCAAAACGTGATAATGAGCCTTTAAACCGAATGCTGTAGATAAATCATAACCGGTAATGTAAACAGGTCTTGTGCCTCTACCTAACATCTGAACATGTAATCCTGGCGACATTGTTGGTCTTAAATAGACAATCAAATCAACTAACGGATTATCATAGCCTGTAGTAAGAACATTGTTATTTACTAAACAGGTAATCAAGCCTGATTTGTGGGCTTTGATTAAATCATCCCTGTTTTTAGTTTTGCTGTGAATTGCCGCTGATCTTATGCCCAACAAGTTAAGCATTTCTGCAACGTGTTCAGCATGTTTAATACCTGATGCAAATACAAGCCAACATTTTCTAGTGTAACCTTTTGCTAAAGTTTCTTCTAAAACTTTTTTTGTTATTTCTTTTACGTCAACAGCGGCTTGCAATTGGTTTTGTACAAAATCACCGTTATGTAAATCTAAATTACTAACATCGTATTCGGTTTCTGTTGGAAAAGCGATTAGCGGTGAAAGATAACCTTCATAGATAAACCGGTTAAAAGCATCCATTCCGGTAACGTCAAAGCAAATATCGGTGAACAATCCATCATCCGTCATCATGCCTTGACCTAATCTGTAAGGTGTAGCAGTCAAGCCAATAACTTTAAGATAAGGATTTATCCCTTTTAAACGTTGAATAACATTTTGATACATTGTATCATCTTTAGGTGAAAGCAAATGTGCTTCATCTATTAATAACAAATCTCTATGTCCAAAAGCTTCTGCAACATTTACAACACTTTGAACACCGCCAAATATAACAGGTTGTGCTATATCTTTTTGGTTTAAGCCTGAAGAATAAACCCCTATAGGAGCATTAGGCCAAACCATATTCATTGTTTTATAATTTTGTTCTATCAACTCTTTAACATGAGTCAACATCATTATTCTTTGACTAGGCCATTGCGACATTACCCTATGAATTAAACCGCAACCTACAGGACTTTTACCGGTACCGGTAGGCATGGCTAAACAAGGATTACCTGCATTACCGTTATCAAAATAATCAAATACGCTTTGTATTGCTTCTAATTGATAATCTCTATATACAAAAGACATTTAATTACAATCCTGGTTTACGGTAGTATTGATTTCCATTCAGGACAAGCGTTTAAAATAGCTTCTTTACCTGGAATAATTCCATATTTATCACATTTCCATTGTTTATCTTCAACAGGTCTTGCAAAGAAACAGCTTCTACAATTTATATCAATAGGTTCATTTTTATGGCAAACCCCTTGATAATCGCACATTTTGCATTTAAAATATGACGGTTTTAAAGAAATTCCTTCAGGCGGAACATGAGAATAAATAATTGTTTCTGCTTTTGTTTCTAATTCATCGGCCAATATCCAATCAAGTTGAACAATTTCAACATGTATATCATCGTCATTTTTATTTACACACATGTATAAGGCATATCGCAAGTTATACTTTTTGCCGTATACACACATTTGTTTATAATGTTTAGGTTTTTCTGCTTTTACTCCATTTTTTATAAGGTTTTTAAATTCTGATCCGGTTTTGTTAGTTTTAAATTCTAGCAAAAACGGCTCATGTATAATATACCTTTTCGGGAAAGTGGTTATACCGTCTAATGATCCGCCGTAATGACCGCATTTTGACGCAATTCTAAACTGTCGTCCTGTTTTATCGTCTGTTTCGTAAATATCAAAACCAATACCTCTTAACCATTCTATAAATCTTGCTTCTTCTTTATGACCTCGATTAAATAATCTGTATTTTCTCCCCTCATGTGTTACATGTTTTATCCATCTAAATGTATACCATAATTTTCTGTTGCATTCATCCCCTATTAAAGAAGCTCCTAAATGTGTTCTAGGTCCATCGTCATATATATAAGCACAATAAGAATCAATTTCTTCTTTGATTTTATCGGCTAGTATTTTTCTGTTTGTAATGTCAGTAAGATCAAACATGGAAAAACCTTTTAGGAGAGAAAAATAAAGGGTGCTGTTAAACACCCTTTATTGTTATAAATTGTCAAAAAGGAATTACTTATTCTGTGCCCATGCAGGAGCGCCGGAAGCTGCTGGTTGTACAGGTTGCTGCCAACCGGTATTTTGCTGTTGCTGTGCCGGTTGATTCCATCCAGTTTGTGCCGGGTGCTGCTGTTGTACAGGTTGCTGTTGTACAGGTTGCTGCCAACCACCGGCTTGCGCTTGCTGCTGCACCGGCTGTTGCTGAGTTTGAAAATTATTGGCCGCTTGCTGCTGTGCCGGTTGTCCCTGCTTACCTGGATCATTGCCGTGAATATCCTTAACACCTTTGATTTCGGTGTAATCAGGATCATCGGCTTTGACTTTCTTCTGCAAGCCTACAACGGCCAAGAAAGGTATGTTCATGAGTACATCGGCGTTAAGAACCTGATAAACGCCGGTAACATGACAAATCGCGGAAAGCTGTTTGTAAGCAATTTCAACAGCCTTTTCTGATTTGTTGTAAAGGTTCAGCCGGTAAGGTGCTTGCAATCCGGTAAATTCACCTTCAATAATCTGCAAGGTAAGTTCAAGCAAACCGCCTGTTTCATCTTTGGTTGCTTTAACTTCATTGCCCACAATAACTACTTTGTGAGTTCCAACAGGAAAAAATGGTGCAGTCCCTGCCGGATCAACCTGTGTTGCGTCAAACGGATTAAGAAGTTGTGCCATTGTTTCATTCTCCTTTGTTGATTGGTTAACGATAACTTCAGTTACAGTTTTTACTTCTTCAATTCTCCTTTCTGTTAATTCATAATATTCTTCTTCTCTTTGGCAAACATGAAACTTTTCATTCAGGTATTCAAACATCTGTTTGAACAATTCGCTTCTTGAATCTGATTTTGAAACTTGAAATATCATTGTTACAGGTTAGGACCAAACATTTTGTTATCTTTTTGCAGAATGTGAGTACAGGAACAGCTTGAAGGACAGCCCGTTTTAGTATTACCTACTTTACAAGGAGGTTCTTCATTGAACGGCACAAGCTCTTGAACAGGTTTTTTTCTTTTCTTCTTTCATTGCTTCACTTCTCCTTTTTTGTCAGAGGGGCATTTAGGAAAACTCTTTTTGCATTTGTGTTTAGGACACAAAGAGCACTTCTTATCACATTCAAGGTGCTGATTTTCACATTTACCTTCAATGCAATTATAACAAATATCTGAATCCATTTAACAACCTCCTTTTTAATTGGTGCCTGTTACCGGGATCGAACCGGTATGATTTTGCAATCGACAGATTTTAAGTCTGTTGTGTCTACCAATTCCACCAAACAGGCTAATTTCATCTCATAGCTTTATTGAACAAAGCAGTTAAATCTTGCGGTTCGTATTCATCTAACATCCCGCTTCTATCCCTAGCTAAGATTGTTTCTGTTTCTCTTGTTCTTATTGCTCTTACTTCACCAATTCTAGGAATAGTTGTTTTGCAAGCATAAAGTATTTCATCATACAAATGTGGAATTTTTGTGTTTAAATCTTGTCCTGGAAAATACGGTATTTTTTCAAAAACTTGAACTTGTTTAGGAATACCGTTTTCAACTGTAAAAACATTCTTTTCTCTGCTTGCTTCTTTTGCCAATAACACAATATGCTTTTGAGGCATATAAAATAAATCGTTTGCCCATTCCATTACTTGCTCTGAAAGAATGCCATAATGTTTTCTTCCATCCCTGGATTTGGTTTTTGCATCCATCAAAGCAACTTCAGCACCTTGACTAATCGAGTCAATGTAAATAGTGTCAAAGTTTTTTATTTCATTACTTTTTTTAATCCATTCGAAAAATTCCAGAATCTTAGGCATTGTGTAAGCTTCCCATGTGGGAATATTGCTATTACGAATGCTTTTAAGTCCTGGTTCAATAGCACATAAAACCGGTCTAGGAGCCGTTAAAACCATAGGAGTCTTAGCTGATCCTGGTGGACCGTAAATAATGCTTTTGATTCCCATGTTAGCCGCTATTTGGCTAGCTGGTTTAAGGTCTTTTAGTTGCATTAATCTTTACTCCACGGAATTGAGTTACTAGGAGTATTGCAATTAATGCAGATTTTTTCTTGTGCTTTAGGTCTATTGTCAAGCCGCTTAATTGCTGTAATAAGACAATATTTACAAATGTCTTTAGGTTCAGTTAATTTGTAATTGAACAAATCAACAACATCCTGAATTTTTATTTTAACCTCTCTATGATAACCGTTTTTGTTAGGAGTTATCGAAATAGTTTCGTTTTTATCACTTATTTCTTCACCGCAACAATCACAGTAATGTTTTATCATTGCTTTTCTCCTTCGGTTGAATGAATTTAACTTGCGGTGTTGAAGGTTGAATTGTTACAATTTCGTCAACAATTTCCCTATACTGTGCCGGCAACAGATTATAAATTTTAGGTACTATTTCAAGCTTACGTTTAAACAAGTTTTCGATAATCCATTCTCCATCGGACAATATACCTAATCTATCAAAAACTTGTTGAATTGCTTCTTCATCTTTTTCAAGCTTATAGTTTAAGCCAAACTGACTTGTTATTTTGTAATCAGGGTTTGGCAATTCGTAAGTTTCAGAACCTTCTTCTTTATGATTAGGAAATAAAGCAGCGACTAACAGTTTCCTAAGTCTATTTTCGTTTGCTTTAGTAACAGTTAGCTTTTCATCTGCTTCAATCCAATCTTGTATTAGTGTTAAAGTTTCCTGGTTCATACATTCATCTTTTCACAAGCCAAAGAAACATAATGCGCAGCTTTAAGCAAGTCAAGTTTTTCTTGTCCAGGTCTATTATTTTTTCCAAAACGATTCATATATTTCTTAGCTTGTTCAATGCAATGTTCAGCGGTCCAATCTGTAACCTGATCTTCCCCCATATCGCCATATTGCGGAACGGTATAATTATCAACATGTTTCAATACATCTTCAGCAAACATAACCCAATTAAAACCCCTTTTGCTTTTGATAAATGTAGATAGATTTTCGGGTTTATGTTCAAGAATAGTTCTTTCTGCTTGCAAATCTCTGTTGTTGGCATCAAAAGCAGTAAATTTATCAGGGTAACGCTTGCGGAGTTTTGCAATATTGATTCTTTCGATGGTTTCAAAGTCAGTCTGACACATTACAGCCAGTAAAGCATGATACCAAAAAGAATCACCAGATTCTTCAATCAGGTTTACAATGTCAAAAGGAACATTAAACAGAATGGTTTTGTGTAAAGCTTCAAGAAGTTCTCCGGCTTCAGTTGCAATACCGATAATTGCGTGAATTATGTATTCTGCTTCCTTAGGATTTGTACAGATTTTTTCAGGTAGGTTTTTGATTGTTTCCGTTTCAGGATCATAGTTAAAAATAAAATCTCTACCATAAAAAAGGCTTTTCTTGATTCTATCAAGCTGCTTTAAATGTCCAATACTCATAGACATAGAATCTAAAAAGTGTTCCCTGGATATTTTTTCACCATACCAATCATGAGACACAGTAACAGCAGCTTCTGCAAGGTAATCAAATTTAGATTCTTTGAACATTTTAATCTCCTGAAAGGGTTTGCTTGAAAGGTGAAAGGGAACATACATGAACATTTATTCCGATGCAAGAAAAAAATGAGTAATATTTTCTCTTGACCTAAAAATTTTTTAGAGTTACTTATATGCAACGCTTTAAAGAATTAAGTTAAAGGAGTTTAATTTTATGTGCTGTCAGGAGCCGATTTTGTTGTCTATAACTTTAAAATTACTGAAAGAAAGAAAAACAAGTTTAAAAGTTATTGCTAATGCTATAGGTGAAAAAGAAGATTGGATTAGAAAACTTGCTACTAGTGATAGCATTGAACACCCTTCTGTAAATAGAATTGAAAAACTGTATTCTTTTCTTTCTGGCAAAGCATTAGTATTATAGTTTGCAATATAATTTAAATACCTAAAGAGGTATGTTAATGTATAGTCGTATTCCTGATGAAATGAAAAATTTCAATAGCTGGATTTGTTGGAAATTAGAAGAAGCTGAAGAAGGAAAAGCAACTAAAATACCATATTCGCCTTTAAGCGGTTCTCTTGCTTCTGTTAATGATCCTAACACATGGGTTAGTTATGAAGAAGCTTTATCAGTTGTGCATTATTATTCCGGTTTGGGTTTTGTATTATCTGACAACGACCCTTTTACATTTATTGATCTTGATGAACCTAAAAACCATTTATCATCTGAAGAAAAAGCGGTGATAATGGATAGACAAATAAAAATTTACAATGAATTTAATTCTTACTCTGAAATTTCCCCTAGCGGTCAAGGTTTGCATATTATAGTTAAAGGTAGAGTTAAAGCAGGTAGAAAAAGAAGCAGCGTTGAAGTGTATTCAAACTTGCGGTTTATGACAATGACCGGCAACGTTTATAAAGAAGCGCCGATTGAAAACCGCCAAGAGTTACTGAACATATTGTGGGAACAAATGGGGGGAGGGGGTGCAGCAGCTTTAATTTATTCAGGTGATGAACAAGAAAGATATTCTGATGAACAAGTTATAAACATGGCATTAAATGCTAGAAACGGTGACTTATTTAATTTGTTGCGTGAAGGTAGATGGAGAGAAAAATACCAATCACAATCAGAAGCTGATTACGCTTATGTTGATATTCTTGCATTCTATACACAAAATCGGCAACAAATAACAAGACTGTTTAGAAATAGTGCATTGGGGCAACGTCCTAAAGCTTTACGTGTAGATTACACCGATTACATGATAAACAAAAGCTTTGACAGAATGTTACCTCCTGTTGATGTTGACGGTTTAAAAAACGCTGTTGAGTTAGCACTAGCTGAAAAAGCTGCTGCAAAAGCCGCAAAAGAACAGAAAAAAGCCGAAAAGATTAGTAAACCCAAACAAACCCCGGATTGCACAAAAAATAGGCTTCCAAATTTCACCTGTGAAGGGACTTTAGAGCAAGACCTATACTTAGGTATAGCCCAAGAGAAGCAAGGGAACCCGTATCAAGCACCGCCTGGACTAGTGGGAGATATTGCCCGATTCATCTATGCAGCAGCACCGCGACCGGTGCCGGAAATTGCCCTTGCCGGTGCTTTGTCCCTTATGGCCGGTATTTGTGGCCGGTCCTATAACATTTCTAACACCGGATTAAACCAATACATCTTGCTATTAGCTAGAACCGGTAGAGGAAAAGAAGCAATTGCAAAAGGTATTAACAAGTTAATTTCTGCTGTTAAAAGAACTGTCCCTGCTGCCGGTGAATTTATCGGACCTGCTGAAATATCAAGCCCACAAGCATTAATAAAGTACATGTGCAAAACCTCCCCTTCATTTGTTTCAGTTATGGGGGAAGTAGGTTTGTTGTTTAAACAATTAACAGCACAGAATGCAAGTTCTAATCTTGTTGGCTTGCGTAGGAACTTTCTGGATATTTTTAACAAATCCGGTGAAGGTGATGTTTTTCACCCAATTATTTATAGCGAGAGAGAAAAGAATACTGAACCGCTTTTAGCTCCTGCTTTTACCATGATTGGTGAAACTACTCCTAAAAACTTCTTTGAAGCTCTTTCTGAAACTTCCATTGAAGATGGTTTGTTGCCCCGATTTACAATTATTCAATATGAAGGTATAAGAGTACCTTTGAATGAAGAACATGCTAATGCTGTTCCTAGTTTTCAGTTAGTTGAACAACTTTCTGCTTTATGTGCTCATTCTCTTACACAAATTCATGCTAACAAAGTTATTAAGGTTGATACTTCGCCTGAAGCAAAAGAAGTGTTAAGCAGGTTTGATAAGTATTGTGATTTGCAAATCAATTCAAGTGAAGCAGGAGTTGTTGAAGAATTATGGAACAGAGCACATATTAAAGCCTTAAAAATAGCTGCTTTGGTTTGTGTTGGTGTAAATCCTTATCAACCTGTTGTTTGCAAAGATGCTGCAAATTGGGCGATAAATATTGTTGTTTCAGATATTAAGATGATGTTGAAAAAGTTTGAAACAGGGGAAGTTGGATTAGATCAAGAGGAAACAAAACAGATTGATGAAGTTTGCAGAGTGTTCAAGCATTATCTGACAAGCGAATATAGCAAGATAGAAGGTTATAAAGCTTCAACTGAAAACCTGCATTCAGCCAGAATAGTAACTCTTACCTATGTGCATAGGCGGTTAGCTGCCGCTGCTTCATTTCGTAAAGACCGGATTGGAGCAACAAACGCCATTCATAGAGCAATTAAAATACTTTCTGATTGTGGAGATATTCGGGAAATACCTATGAATCAGATTGCTAAAGAATATGGCTTTACAGGCAAGTGTTATGCTGTTGTGAATTTGTCTAAATTTAAGTTGATATAAGTAAAGGCTCTTAAACAACAAGAGCCTTTAACCGTCAACCTTATTTCTTTTCAAAAAGATAACCTATAAAAGTTCCATCTGAATCATAACAACCTGTGTAAATATAGTTTTCTTCTTTCTTTTTATCCTTTGACAATTCACCTAACAATGAAGGTACTAACGAAAACGTTAAGCTGCTGACAATTTGTTCTTCGCTGATGAACACATGTTTGCTTTTGTTTTCTGGCATAACAAACCCCCTAAAGTTAAGGTTAACGATAAGGGGAAGTTTAGCAAGCGGTTTTAGGTTGTCAAGCGGTTAATCAAGTTCTCTGATAAATTTTGTTTCGTCAACCATTTCGATTGGTATTTCTTCTCCCATGTCTATATCATAAGCAAAATCATCATTTTCATCTTCCACTTCAGCAGCATTGCCGTAAATCGTTTCATAAACTCCAGCTTTCATGTTGTTACCTCCTTTTGTTTAAAAGCCGGTTATACGATACCGGCAAACGGTTGTTTGATTTTAAGGTCTGTCTTTGCAAACCCATTCGCCGTTAATGTAATTGTAGTCGCCAAAA